GGATAGCAGAGTAATTATCAATCCAGATCGTATAGAAGGGGAGCGGAATGAGTGATTTTGGCATGAGTACACGGACAGCAAGTGTCACGGTAAAACCAGATTGGACAGAGCAAGATATTCAATCGTTAAAAAAGTTTTTAGAGGCGCTATTAAAGCGCAAGGCGGCAAAAAATGAATGAGGAAATTTTACGAAATGTAAAGGCGTTAATGTTGCGACTAGCCGATCATCAGTTAGAGGATCATTTAGTTGAGATTGTTGATGTTTTAACTGCGCCAAAAAGTGCAAGTGATGCTTATCTTATAGAGCAATGGATGCCTCAAGCAGAGGCTTTGATTGCAGATGCAGAGACATTTCCTGACCCGGTTGATTGGCGAACTCACAGAGAATATTTAGAGGACGAATAATGTCTGAATTGATGGCAATGTTGGCGGCAGGTTCACCGCCTATAACAAGTGTTCGTGGTTCACAAAAATCTATCAGCCCAAGTGATGTTGCGGCTTGTCTTCATACCTGTAATCGCTTTACCTATCTGTTTGGTTTGGCTAAATTCTCACTAGATAATTCATCAAAAACAGAACTAAACTGGCTTGCCATACAAGCGGCACGTAAACATAACTTTAAACGCACAGAGAGCGAGTCTAAGCGCGTTATTGATCTTCTTGCTCTAGTAGCCCTAAGATTGGCAATATCGCCTAATAAATGCCCTAGATGCAAAGGCGTGGGGGTTATAAAATCTAAGTCAGAATTTATTACCTGTCCATCGTGTAATGGTGAGGGCATTAAACAGCTATCTTATAGAAATTTACAAAAGATTCTTGATGTATCAAGACGTAGATCAGAAACCTTCTGGCAAAAAAAGCTTACTATCTTATTAAGCGACTACGCAGTAATGGAGTCTGACATTCAAGATTCTATATACCGTGGTTTACGCGAATAAGTAATCTTTGAATTGCTAACGCTGTTTGTCGCTGAATGGGATGTTCTTGTTCAAGGCGAATAATCTGTCTATTAGTTAGACCTAGCTTTTCTGCAAGCTGTAATTGAGTTAAGCCCAACTCTTGTCGGGCTTTTTTAAATTCAGAGTTAGTCATTACTGTCTCCAGTTATGCCCCCGAAGGGGCGGTTGGGTTACAATTTCCAATAGGTGTTAACCGGCCTGTACCTGCAATCCCATGAGTCAATTACTGTACCTGAATCAACTGCCGTTAAGTGACCGCTGTTTCGTACAACTGCCCTGCCGCTAAAGTCCCAATCTTGCAACTTGATGTATTTTCCTTGAGCGTTTCTTGGTGGCTTGCATTTAACCATCCCATTATCTTCACAATACGTTTGCCAAACTTTGTCATGGTTTGGGTACGCCCCGATTTGTAATCCTAAATTCATTAAGTCGGTAAAGACTTCCCTATAAGGTTTACGAAGGACTGTGCTTATTGATCTAACTACGCAATCGTCTTTAAATGTTCGGCATATTCTGCCGCCATCTGTTTGGTAATAATCCATAACGGATATCCTATGCCCCCGAAGGGGCGGTTAATTTATGTTTAAAGTGTTGTTACTATCATGTTCATCTCTGCAAAGTGCTTTCTGTTCTCAATACAACGATCCCAGTCCTTCGGTATTATTGTGATTTCGTCAGAAAACATCGTAGAATCTTCAATCTCTTCCATAATAAATACTGCACTAAATGATCCTGAGCTTAGTGCTGTATGTATTGATAGTTTGTGAAACAATTGTTCACCAGCACCGTAGCGGCCATCTTTGGTAACATTCTTATATATGTAGTAAACGTCACCAGTCTCCTTAGATACCCAGAAGCCTTTATCATTGTTAAGAGCTTCGGAGGTAAATCTTTGAGGCTCGTAATGGTTCTCGTAGCCAGCGTAAAACTCTTTGCCTGTAACTTCTGCTGAGATTGCTAGTGCTTCGTCAAATGTAGCCGCTTTGATGTATGGAATTACGTATTTCATTGTGTTTCTCCTAGTCAATGCCATCCCCTTGATGACAAAGTCATTATATGACATTATGTCACCTAATGCAAGTATTATTTGTAATTATTTTACGTTCCTTCAAAAATCTTAAAAAATGAAGGAAGCCATTGTCTGATAAAAGGTCAGACTTTGTATCATTGACATAGTTTTTAAAATACTGTATGGATAAACACTGTATATATTGACAGTTGTGTCAAAACCTGTTTTAATTCCCTACAGTAGCCGATATTTTATTCTACGGCTCTCCGCATATTTAACCGCCTTAATTGGCGGTTTTTTTCGTTATAGGTGGTCGAAAGACAGCCTTGCGGAGCAGTACCCCTCCCTTGCTGCTCTGCTAAATTATTCTGGAGGTTCTAATGCGAACATCTAACGATGGCGTTGACCTAATAAAACACTTTGAAGGCTGTAAGTTAGAGGCTTATCAATGCTCTGGCGATGTCTGGACAATCGGGCATGGGCATACGAAAGGCGTTGAGGAAGGTCAGAAGATTACAAAGAAGATCGCAGCCGCTTTTCTGCAAGAAGATATTGAAATGGTAGAAACGCACGTAACCCGGCTAGTCACTGTTGACCTAGAACAGCATCAATGGGATGCACTGATATCTTGGTGCTTTAATTTAGGTTGTGGAAATCTTAGATCAAGCACGATGTTGCAGGTGATTAACCGGGGAGAGATAGACCAAGTAACCTCAGAGTTAATCAGGTGGGACAAAAGCAACGGAAAAGCGCTTGCAGGGCTAACAAGACGAAGGAAATCAGAGGCAACTCTGTTTGATACTGGCGAGTTAGATTATGGCAAGGTGAAAGACAATGGATGAGCATACTAAAGAAATGGTTGATATTGCAGCAGCAAGCACAGGGATTATGTCATTAGCGGCATGGCTACCTCCTATTGCATCTTTATTCACAATCGTATGGTTGGGCTTAAGAATATGGGAAAGCAAAACAGTTCAGGATTTAGTTGCTAAGAAATGAAAAAAGGTAGACAAGGCGAGGGGGGTGGAAGGCCGTCAATTGTGTTTACTGAAAAGCAAGTCATTGAATTAGAAGCACTTTCTTCTGTTCTAACCAAAGGGCAGATTGCTGATTACTTTTGCATCTCAGAAACCACGTTGCGAAAGATAGAAGCTAGGCAACCCGAAGTTTCTGATGCCTATAAAAAAGGGGCGGTAAAACAGATTGCAGATATGGGAAATAACCTTGTCAAGTTAGCTAAAGATGGCAATGTAGCGGCTAATATTTTCTATCTAAAGACGAAGGGGGGATGGAAGGAAGAGCAAGCAGAGGCACAAGAGATACCTCCGATTAATATTGTGGTGGATAGTCGTGCAACTCACGCTCCCGCAGAGTGAGATATTTTGCTCTAACAGTCGTTTTAGGGTCTGCGTTGCAGGTCGAAGATTTGGCAAGAGCTATCTCGCGGCAACCGAACTATTACAAGCCGCCATCTCAGGTAAAAATAGAAACTGTTTCTACTGTGCGCCCACCTATGGGATGAGCAAAGAAATCGAATGGGATATGTTGTTATCAATGATCCCTGATGAATACCTAATTAAGACCAATGAGACAGCACTAACCATAAAGCTTATTAACGGATCAACGATCTCGTTAAAAGGTGCAGAAAAGCCTAATAATTTAAGAGGGCGAGCATTAGACTTTGTTGTTCTCGATGAGTTTGCTGATATGCGGCCAGAGGCATGGTATGAGGTTTTACGGCCTTCTTTATCTGATCGACATAGTGAGGATAACCCAACAAGAGCGTTGTTTATAGGAACGCCAAAGGGCCGTAATCACTTTTATGATCTGTGGGCTAAAGGCATTGACGGTGCTGATGAGTGGACAAGCTTTCAATATACAACGATTGAGGGCGGTAATGTCGCAGAGAATGAGATTGATCAGGCGAAATCTGATCTTGATGAGCGAACCTTTAATCAAGAATACTGCGCTGAGTTTGTTACCTATGCAGGGTTAATCTACTACAACTTTGAACGCGCATCTTCAGTGGTTAAATATCAGGATGATGGGGGTGTTCTGCACATAGGCATGGACTTTAACACTGATCCTATGAGCGCGGTGGTTGCACAGCGTAAAGGCAACACGCTTATCTGCATTGATGAGATCGTTATCTACGGTTCTAACACCGATGAGATGGCTAAAGAAATACATCAGCGTTACCCTAATCGACAGATCATTATTTACCCTGATCCGGCAGCGCGTCAAAGAAAGACTTCAGCAGGGGGTCGCACAGACCTCTCTATATTACAGAATTCAGGCTTTATGACTAAGGCCAAGAAATCCCACCCGGCTATTCGTGATCGTATTAACGCGGTTAATTCACGGCTTAAGTCAGGCAGTGGGGAAAGACATCTGTTCTTTACTGATAAATGCAAGCAAGTGATTAAGTCGTTAGAGCGACAAACCTACAAGGAAGGTACTAGCCAACCTAATAAAGACGATGGCTATGACCACATGAACGATGCTTTGGGTTATATGGTCGAGTATTTATTCCCGGTAAGAACAGACTACAACACAGAACAGCCTACGCGGTGGACTTAAATGGCAGACATTGAACATACGCACATAGAATATGACCGTCACAAAGACGAGTGGGAATTTTATCTGCGCTCTTATATGGGTGGCGAGCAGTACCGTGACGGTTCTTATTTAACTAAATACGTCAATGAGGACAAGGATTCTTATAACCGTAGACTTGATCTAACGCCTTTAGATAACCACAGCAAGAACATCGTACACATATACTCAAGCTTTCTCTGGAGAGTACCGCCAACAAGAGCGTTTAATTCTCTAGCCAATAACGTAGCACTAGAGCCGTTTTTACATGATTGTGATCTTGAAGGACGATCATTAAATACGTTTATGCGCGAGGCGCAAGTTTGGGCATCTGTATACGGTAACGTCTGGCTTATGCTTGATAAGCCTAAGTCTAATGCAGGGACAAGGGCTGAAGAGCTAGCGCAAGATATACGTCCCTACATTACTTTATTTACTCCAGAAAACGTCTTTGATTGGATGTGGGAGCGCACTCCTAGCGGTCGATTTAAGCTAACGTATCTCAAGGTAAGGGAAAGCATTCAGTACATCTCTGATACAGAGAAAGAGGTTTATTACCGGGTCTGGCGCGAAGATAGAATTGAGACTTGGAAAGTTGTCGCAGATGAAGATCGCATGATCGAGACGATGGACAATCCATTAGGCAAAATACCTGCTGTATTCCTACCTGCACAAAGATCAGTGACTAAAGGTATAGGCATATCTGATCTCTCTGATGTTGCTTATATGCAACGCGCTATATACCAAGAGCTATCAGAAATAGAGCAATTGATAAGAATATCTAATCACCCAACTCTTGTTAAAACCTTTGGCACAGATGCAAGTGCGGGAGCAGGGGCTGTGATTAATCTACCTGATGACATAGATCAGGGGCTAAAGCCTTATCAGATGCAACCAAGTGGGTCTAATTTAGATGCAGTTAGAGCATCAATTACCGATAAGGTAGAGGCTATCAATAGAATGTCTCACATGGGCGCTGTTCGCGGCACACAGGCAATGACTCAATCAGGCGTTGCTATGCAAACAGAATTCCAAATGCTAAACGCTAAATTAAGCGAGAAAGCCGACATATTAGAGCTAGCAGAAGAACAGTTGTTTACTCTGTTCTGTGAGTGGCAAGAAGTTACCCCAGATGTTGAGATTTCCTATCCTGATGCGTTTGATCTTAGAGACTACGATAAAGAATTAGCCTTCCTACAGGGTGTTAGAGCAAGCGGCATACGATCAGTCACCTTAATGCAAAACATCGACAAGCAAATTGCTGATCTTGTTCTTGATGATGAGGCGCTTGACTTAGCGCACAGAGAGATTGTGACGAACACTGAAGTCCTTGGTCAATTTACAGAAACGGATGATGAGATCGAAGTCTAATGTCAGCAGAGAGCGAATACTCTGATCTATTAGATCGGTTAGCTGACAAACACCAAGAGCGAATGGTCACAGCTTTAAAAGAGCTAGAGGAGCGCGTTGCTGAACTCATGGCAACTGCACCGATACGTGATGGGCAATTGTTTGACCTAGAGTGGGCAATCTCTGCAAGGGCCGAGCTTAGACGTTTAATTGATGATGTCTATTTAACTGAGGTTCAAGCGGCAGTAAGCCAGTATAGGAATGTCTCTAACTCAGCACTGGCGATGCTCAAGACATACGGTGACTTTACTCAGGTTGATGCCGCAGTTATTACACAGCTACAGAGATTATCTTTCCAAGGCTTTGAGGCGATGGCCGCAGAGTATTTGGATATTTTAGCAACAGAGGTTTACCAATCAACACTAACCGGGCGAGCGTTTAAAGACTCGGTTAAGAACCTAAGACAAAGCATTAACGGCATCTATATACAAAGTGACTCGGTAGAGGCTAATCGTTTGGTTGACATAGCCGCTAACGGTACAGCCGCACAAAGAGCCGCAGCCGTTGAAGAGTTAAGGACGCTCTACGCTAGAGATAGGGCAGGAAATAACCTTAGACGCTATTCCGTTCAGATGATGCAAGACAGCCTAATGCAATTTGATGCCTCGATTAACACAGCGATAGGCATAGATTCAGGTGCTACCAAATGGAAGTATTACGGCTCGTTAATTAGAGACAGTAGGGAGTTTTGTAAAAAGCACGTTGGTAAGACGTTTACAAATGAAGAGATACAAGAAACGTGGTCGCAGAGTTGGGCAGGTAAAGCAGCAGGTGATCCGTTTATTGTCAGGGGCGGT